ACAGACCACCTGAAGATCTGCTGTGTGCCACTGCCCAGGCCAGGATTGCCCAGTTCTAGTGGATTGAGCCCCTGTTCCCTTGCAAGGGGAAGGTTTCCAGGGTCCCACGCATTATTGAGAATATAATCTCTGAAGCCTTTAATCACCCCAATGCCATTAGGAGCTGTGAGCGTTTGCCCATCATCTTTCCATCCGGTTGGTACTCCAACCACGGTATCACCTCCATGTTTGAGATAAGCGTACAATTGATCCCATGGATAAGGTCCAGGGCAATCAGAACGATTTACAGGGTCCAATGAGTAGTGCCCGGTGATGCCTCCTGAAGCATCGGCAGGCTGTTTGGGAATACCCCACCTGTTGCAGATATCTTCTATGAGTTTGAATGATGCCGTCTGTTGTGCTGCTGTGAGTTGATCACTATTGTCAGTACTAGGCTTGCAGTGCTCTATGCCAATCGTGATGTCATTCGGATTGATACCAGAGTAGTTATCCCACCAACTGTCGTGCCCAGGAGTGAGCGCCCCATTGCACCAGGCTCCATCTCCCTCATCATTGCATTGCACAATGGTGCCATCCACTCCAATCACATAGTGAGCAGACACAGGGTTGTCAGTGCCCTGTGTTGAGGCAAAATAGTTGGCGATATTTTGCGCACTGGAGCCGCCTGCTGTACCATGGACAATAATGTACAAAGGCTTTTGCCCGTCTCGATTGGCAAAGGCGTTACCATTCGGGATCTGGATTGCGCCTGTATATCCGATCATTCTGGCCTCCTAATTAAAATGCACATGAACTAAAAGAAACTCAAGAAGTGCCACCACGACCGCAATGATCCCACTGAAGATGCTGGCACGCACCCAGAACTTATCTTTCGCTGAGAGTTCCGCCTCTCTTTCCTTATCAAATTTCGCGTCAATCTCCTTCAAGCGATCCTCAATTTGCTGTTTGCCACTCTCCAAACGCTCATGAACGCGTTGCATCTCTACATCGTGTTGTGCTTGCATTGTCTTGATAGCATCCTGGTGATCTCGTATCGCGTTGCGCAATGACTCTTCAATCTGCGAATCGCGCTGAATGAGCGTTATGTGTCTCGTCTCGTACACATCTTTCGATACGGTAGAGCTAATGAGTTCAGTTCGCAACTTCTCAATATCTGAGCGCGTCACACGATCCAATGCCAGCGCATTCACTTTGTCATCCAACTGCTGAATTTTATTCGTCAATGGCACAATGGCTGTTTGTACAATTTGAGCAATCTCTATAAGATCTTGATTGGTATTGCGTCGCATTATGGTTATATTTCTAATTTGGTTAATTAGACAGCGTAAAAGCATAATTGAGCGCATAGCTACTTGCACCCTTCACAAAATTATAGAGTGCATGCGTGTTCAGGTTCCCGGTGCCACTGGTTGTGGTTGCACTCTGGGCAGATCCTGAGTTGTAGCCATAGATGCCAACATTGGTCCACGTGCCAACTGCATCGCCACTGGCAAAGTTTGTCACGACTTGGGCTGAGAAACCGGTTACAGCGTAGGATGTGGGCGCTTTGCGCGCTCCAGTGGTAAACCCATCGCCTGCAACTGCTGTATCAGCACGTGCCACGCCTGTGATTGCGCCGTTTCCTACGCTCAGGATCTGGAAGAAGGGATAGAGCGATCCAATGCCAGATATGCACATATTCGAGAGCAGTGATGTCAGGCCGTTATTGGTGATCAGGTTCTCGACGGGTTCTTTTGCAATGCGTTGTGCTTTGGCCTCATCGCTTATTCTGGCAGGTCGGATAATGCGGCCAGCTCTGTCAGTTTCAGGGCACCACCAATATTTGAACTCTTCATCACCCCACTCATCAGGTATTTTATACAGCGTGATCATGCCGTGTATGTCGATATTTTCCATAGATAGCCTCCTGCTGAATTTTGCAAAAGCCAGCAAAAATATTCCAAAACCTATTCCTGACCCTTGCAAGGGGAGATTAGGACACGCCAATAGTGTGATGGTTTGCAACCTGCGTTGAGCTGAGACACGCTTGGTAGATCGCCACTTCATCGATGGTTCCATTAAAAAATTCTGTTGTTGTTGCCGCGTCCGTTGCACCAATGCCTGCAAAGCCGGTGACGATATTCACCGTGAATGCAGATGGGCCTGCTGCAAGGCTGCCATTCACATAGAGCCTGGTTGACGACTGGTCATACGTGCCCACGACGTGATAGATCGTGTTCAAACTGACATTGGACGACTGGATATCGCCAAAGTATGTGCTGAGCACAAATGCGCCATTGCCGCCTGTGACACCGATCACTTTGAGTGCGGCGCTCTCCTGATTGCTCTTTGTGCCAAACCAGACAATAGTGCCATTAACACCCGTAGATGGGAATGCGTTGATCTTTACCCATGCCTCAAGCGTCCAGGTGCTATTGCCTGTTTGTGTCACACCAGTTGGCAGGCTGATATAGGCAGTGGAACCGTCAAACTTCATGGCAGCGTCTGTGCTTGCGTGTGTGATCAATGAAGCCTGGTTGAGTGTCACCGTGCCATGCAGTGTACCGTTATAGCCGCTGCCAGAGATATCATCAGCAACCGTGCCGACTTGCTCACCAAGCCTGTAGTAAGCAAGAGCGCCGTCTGCCATAATGGCTGCTGGATATGCGCTTGTGCTGTATGTGCCGGTGCTGATGCCGCTCTCCTGAGCGCCAAGGCGTTCTATAATTGCCAGTGTTGTGTTGGTAATGGCTGGTGCGCTACTGTTGCTATTTGCCAAGCGGAACAATCGGGACATGATATTCGTGGCGTGCCTGTTTACTGCTCCCAGATCGGACTGATATTCCCATGTTGTGGTCATGGTCTCGCTTGTGCCAAGCCATGTCGCGGTGGTCTGCTGAATAAGCAACGTGGTATTGCTCAGATTGTCGGTTGCGCTTGTGATTTGGACACTTTGACCAGGGATAAGCTCCACATTGGTCGTGAGATGGTAAATCCAGCGTGGATAATCATATTGGAACAATTCAGCCATGCCACGCTGTACACAGTCGTTGATATTGCCAAGCTGGCTCTCGTTGACTTTGCGCATGTACGATGAGGCAGTAGGGAGTACATAGCCGCTTGTATTGCCAAGTGTAGCCGCCATGCTTCCATCGATCACTTCAGCCACATTCGTGCCACTTCCGATGACCAATGCAACAGCTCCTGGCTGGGTAAAATCCATCTCAGCGCTGAAATTGTACGCTGGATAGGTGGTCGTAAAATTGGGCGTTGCACTGTTATCACAAATGAGGCTAATTTGCATACTATAATAGCCAGGAGGCGCATACACAAAGGCCCAATAGTAGTCGATAGTCCAGTAGAACGTGGATTGCGCCGCCGCATTATCAAAGAGCGTGCGCAAATCATCCCAATTCGATTGCAGCGTGGTAAACAGCGAGCCCTGCACAATGTTGGACGTTGCGACCATCGCAGAGCCCCAGTCTGTAATGTATTTGTTGACCAGGGTCGTGATCATCGCACTGTCGTAAGTAGAGCTAAAGCTGTCGTTGCACAGTATGAGAGAGCACAACCACGCATAGCCAGCCGCATCAATCGTCACATCTCGGCTATTGCCCACGTAGTTTTCATACTTCACATGGTTCACAAACCCGGCAAACTTGCGATATTGCCGGATATAATTGCCACTTGGCAAGAGCTGGCAGTTCGTTTGCGATGGGCCACAGAAGGGCGTGGGATAGCTGATGCTGGTAGGGAACCATTGTGGTTCAAGCTGCACATTGGTGAACGTGATCGATCCGCTATTGGTGTTATTGCTGACAGACAAACCCAATTCCAAATAGAAGTATGCAGCCGTTGATGGCGCTGTGAGCGTCACGCTGTATCTGGTCGCACTGGTTGGAGTATTGGGAGATACATCAAAAAATGTAGGGCTGCCAATATACACGCTCGTTGCATCAGTCCATCTAAACTCAATACTTGCAGTGATGCCACTCGCACTTGAAGATTGGGCATAGAAAGAGAGTACATAGGTTTGCCCAGGGATCACGGCATATGGCGCTCCTGCTGCCCCTGTAACGCTTCCTGTGTTGCCTTGAAACACTGCAAACACACGTGTACCAGCGGCACCAGCATTGCTTGCAGTAAGCGTGGCACCACCACCACCAAACTGAGATACGGTGATACCGTTGACACCTGGATTGGTGTGTGTCCAGGTCGTTGTGTACGGGTTCAACGTTGGATTAAGTATCAAGTTGGTAGTCGGATTGGTGTACACCTGCTCATCCAACACTATGAGCTCTTGCATCGCTAGCGGCGTGATCGTGCTAGAGGCGTCTTTAAGCGTAAGTGAGCACGTTGGCACCGGATCACTCATTGAGCGCGTGATATTCACCGTAGAGGCGTCCAGGGCACTCTGATACTGCCCTCCAAGTATGACTTTCAATTAATGAATCCCTCCTGTTGCGTATCCCGGTGTCTGCGTCCTAAATCGCTTTGCTTGCTCCTGATCAATCATGTCCACAAGCCGTTTTACTTCATTTGGAGAGCGTGCCATGGTGTGAATTTCATAGTGATGGTGATGGTGGACAACCGTGTGATGCTGTTTGTGATGTGGCAGCACTTTATCCTTTGGCTCTGCTATCCACTTGATGGAACCGCCTGTGAGCGCGGCAATTTTGTTGTTGGTGGATGTGCCAGTGCTGGACACGCCACCAGAGGTTGACCCACCCAACAGGCTAATGATCTTATTCATGTCGTCTTTGAGCCATGCCCAACCGCTGAGGACAGTGCCACGCGACGCAGAGCCTGACCCACTTCCCCTTGCAAGGGTTCCTGTTGCACCACCAAAGATAATGCTTTGCGTTTTTGCACTATAGCGGTCTCCATAGATCGTAAGCAGATCCTTGTAGTCCTTCATCTGGAGCGCCATATCTGCTTTTTGTTGCCTGAGAGACTTTTCCAGCGCCTTATTCCCCTCAAGACTTGCCTGTGCAATCTCCTTTGGATAGCTCTTAAGCGCATTGGCAACTTGCCTGATCATGCCCTCAGCTGCTGCTTGTGCCTTCGGGCTATGCGATTTGAGGTCATTGGCAAACATGTTGACGAGGTTAGGAGCCCACAAGTGTGCAGTCGAACCAGGCCCTTTCTTGGCAGGGCTGTGGAAGCCAAGCAGATCATGGATTTTTCCCGCCACATTTGCAGCAGCATCACCAACCGCGCCCGCCGCATTCGTGATCCCTTGGGCCAGCGAATTGATGAGATTGCTTCCGAACTGGAACATTTGTCCTGCTAAATTTGAGAACCAGCCTGAAATGTTGTTCCACAGTCCAGACAGCGCACCGCTGATACTTCCCCATGCGCCCTGAAAAGCAGATGTGACATTATTCCAGGCGTTCTGTGCAAAGCCTGCAAAGCGCCCCCACTGCGCATTGAGCCAACCACTCGCAGTATTCCAGATCCCTTGCAACCAGCCCCACACAACGCTTACAGCCGCCTGTATTGCAGAACTGACATTTCCCCACAGAGAGGAGGCAAAGCCTACCAGCCGCTGCCATTGAGTTGAGATGAACGTCACCACGGTATTCCAAGCATTAGAGAGCCAGGACTGCACGGCTTTGGACACGTTCATGATAAAGTCGCACAGGTCTTTGAAGTAGTAGTTGTGGTTATACAACCACTGGAAAGACTTCACGGTGTTTTGTGCAGTTGTTTGCCATGTATTGTGAATATTGTTGCCAACGCCCTGAAAAAAGCCTGTAACGTTATTCCAACCCGATTTTACGCCGTCCTGGGCCTGCTTAAACCGATCCTTAAACCACTGCCCAACATTGCCCAGAGCTTGCTGTATGCCCTTCCACAGATTGGCAAAGAATGCGCCGATTGGTGCCCAGACACCCTGAATCCAATGCGCAATAGCCCCCCAATTTTTTATAGCCAAGACGATCCCTGCAATTGCCAGTGCAACCGCCGCACCGATGAGAATAAAGGGCATCATTGGGGCAGCGGCTGCCCACAGAGCCGGCGCTGCTGCCCACGCGGCCACAGTCATGGTCACAATTGAGTAGACCAGAGCACCACCAATAGCCCCTGCAAGGGCGATAATGGTCACTTTGAGGGTAGTCATAGCCGCTTGATTGTTTTGAAAGAAATTGACCATCGCGGAGACTTTGCCACTGACATTGGAGACAGCTCCTACAAGTGTGTCCATAGCGTTCTTTAGCGCGCCGCTTTTGATGAGCCAGTCTCCAAATTTAGAGACCATAGGGATAATTTGACCAAGGAGCTTTGTCACATAGGGTAGGAGCTGCTGACCGACTTTGATACTCAGTGTTTCCAGGACCTCTTTGCCCTGGGCAGCTTTAAAATTCAGGTCTTGCTGCACTTGAGCCCAGCCCTGTACGTCACCTTTGCCTTTGTTCAAAGCTCCACTGATGTTGTTTACATTGGCCTCGTACGCGGCCATGTTTTTGCCACCCAGCATCAATGCGACATTATAGCCAGTCGCGCCACCCATGATCGCCTTGAATGCTGCTACACCCTTCACTGAGCCAGCAGGGAACGTATCACCAACATGCTGTTCAACAAGCTTGATAGCGCCTGTCAGCCCTTGCGTAGAGAGTGTATCCTTCAACTGTTGCGCTGTGAGACCAACCGCCTGCATCGACTTTTGCGCCGTCGCGTTTGGTGCTGCTAGTGAGCGGATCGCATTAGCAAGGTTCATGCTTGCACGTTGGGCCTGCATGCCACTATTGGTCATCACAGCAATGCCACCAGCCACCTGGGGAAACGAGATGCCTAGCGAGCTTGCAAGAGGCAGGACAGAACCCATTGCCCCTGCAAGGTCAGACATATGGGTCTTACCATCGGCTACGGTGGTCACTAGAGCTGAAGTGGCTGCACTCGCCTGGTTGGCAGACAAGTGGTAGTCGGTCAAAATGGTCGTGACGCTGTTGGCGACGGTACCAAGGTCTGCATTTCCCACCTTAGCGCCCTCAGCAGCGGCTTTCAGCACACTCAAGCCAGCCGCGCCGTGATACCCGCTGCTCTCTATTTCGTACATGCCTGATGTAAGCTGTTGTGTCGTTGTTCCTGTTTGTACAGCTAAGTCAAGCATGCCATTGCCAACCATGCCGATATTCTTTTGAGCTTCACCAGCTCCTGTGACAAGAGAGGTAAGCCCCTCCTGAAAATTGCCAGCCGCCTGCACTGCTTTTACGCCCAACCCAACAGCAAGACCAGCAGCGGCCACGCCGACAGTGCCCAACGCGCCAACAAGACCACCACCGCCGGTCAAAGCACTGCCAATCTGTCCAATAGTGCTTAGGACTTGCGCGCCGCCCACAGCAGAAAGCAGGATACGCATGTTCAAATCGGCCAATTTATCTATACCTCATACTTTCTCTTTCTGCTTTGCGTTCAGCTTCTTCTTGCTTGCGTCGCATCTCAGCATTTATTCGGTCTATTTCTTCCTGGTCTTCTGCTTGCTTTTCTAGCTCTGCAATCATAGAGAGCCTGATCTCTTGCAGGACCTTTACGGGCGTTTTTTGATAGCCCTGGTAGCCGCCCAGCTCCTGATACATCCTTCTCAGGAGATAAATGTCTGGTACTAGTTCGTCGTCTGCAAGCTCGTCTCTGACGGCGCGTCGGCACCGGTCAAAAAATCTTGCTGTTGCGCCTCGTCCATCGGAGCATTGTTTTTATTGATCTGCTCAACGATGTATTCCAGATCCTGCTGCAACAATTTGCCTGCATCCTGAGGCAATGAGACCGTCTTTACACGGCCATTAGCACGCTCTACAGCGACCACACCAGATTTGACCATGCGCTTTACAAGCAGGATGTTGTTATCTCCCAAAGATTGCTCAACACGCGCAAATTGCGTACCAGGATTTACCACACGTGTACAATTATTCGCAATCCATGCCATATCCTCTGCTAATAGATCTTCCTTGATCTCGACATGTGAGTGATTTAACCACCATGATGCATTAGGAATCCCAATTGTGTCTTCTGCCATATGCTTTCTCGCTTTCTGTAAGCAGAACCCTTGCAAGGGTATAGTCTAGAAGGGCTCTGCCTTTTTTACTTGTTATTGACTAAGCAGTGTATACAGGCGGTTGCTGAGCGATCCATATCGTTTTATATGCATATCCAAGATTTGCGAACGAATATTCGCTTAACAGTTTTAAAGTCCCTTCTACGGGATTTTTAGACATATCCGTTTTCCAAGAATCGATCTTTGCGGGGACGATCCATTGAATTTGCTCATAGTAAGTTGTGCTGCTGATCGTGCCCAGGAAGTTGCCTTGGAAAGTGGCACCGAAGATTAAAGGCGTGTTAGGCTTGAAGTAGTTGATGTAGTTCTGGTAGTTTGGAACGACAATTGTTGCATCAAGCGCAATATCGGGCTCGCTCTCAATCGCAATGTTGTTCCACCGTTGGAAGGCGTCGCCAGTATAGAACGGCTTGCGACCTGTCGAGATCTGGATTTTGAATGATTTGAGGCTGCCATCTTGCGTGGTCAAAGGCACGCCGCCATTGCCTGCATCAATATAGAACGACGCTGGCCAGGAGACCATCGGGATTGACGATGGCTGTGAAAGCGTGGCGAATGGGTTTGTGCCAACAGTTGTTGAGGTAGGATCGCCCACAACAAGGTAGTCCTGAGCCTCTCCCTTGCCTGCAAAAGAGATCTCTTTCTCTTTCTCCCAGGAGAATGTACCTTCTGAAAAGAAGGTGTAGGGGAGCTTGTAACCGAACACACCATTGAAGATTTCCAGGCTTGCAGTGTAGATATTCGTGTTGTTAAGCCCGTCATACGTCCACGCGTATTGCCAGGCGTACACGCCACCGACTGCGATACTTGCACCAGTGCCACCCGTCGTGGCAATCTTGTTTGCGCCGCCATTGTTGACCACACTGTAGCGGCGTGAACTATACACCGTCTGCGATGCAGCATTGGTAAACGTAATGGTCTCAGTAGAGCCGTACGGATTGCCGTATTGATCGGTGCCACCAACCACAATCGTGCCCGATGCAGTGTTTGATGTGATGGTAAAGACCAAAAACTCACCAGGAGCCGCAGGGCCTGATGTGAGCGTCATGGTTGCCGCAATGGCAGTGGAAGCCAGCAGGACAGTCGGTGAGGCAGGTACTGTGGTAACGGTTGGCGTATTGCCAATCAGCATATACGGAGCCCACAGGCTATCTGGATACAGTGCCGCATCAAACTTGTCCAGTGATGCGCCCTTTGTGATCTGGGTGACACGAAGGTTTTTGAATAAGATGCCACGCTTGTCTTGTGGGCTGAAGTGTGCAATCTTCTCCTCAGCATCGGCTGTGATGGGGATCAAGTATTTTCCACAATAGCTACCGAACACGATAATCTGACACGGGGTGAGGCTGGTGAGTGTGATACCCGATGCGTTGACGGTTGCAAATGCCTCTTTGGTCGTGAATTCGGTATATCCTTGATTATTTTGCGGCGCGGCTGGCACGTGGTATGTGATCGATGTGAAGCTTCCACCGCTCGGATTAGTGCCTGCAATCGTGATGGAACCAGCTCCAGTATTGCCGATCACGTAAAAGTGCAGGGCCATGCCTGTGGTTGGTGAGAGCGTGTTTGGTTGAGTTGTGAGACTCATGGTGCCAGCCCCCGCTGTCTGGGCTAAGAGCACCTGCTCCCCTGCTGTAGGCTCAAGGACCAAGCGAGTTTGTTGGCTTAGGCCACTGTAACCCTGAACGCCGGTGATGACTGGCATTTTCAATCTCTCCTTAACAAAAGGCGTCTCCAGGCCACAAAGAAAGTGGTCCAGAGACGCCGAATATGCTCATATTTAAGCTCTTACGAGCCGAGAATATCAATCAAACGTCTAATGTGTATTCAGTTAGTAAGTACTACTACTGCCAGGCAGGGGATTGCTCTTGCCCCTCTACGACTGGCTCTGTTGGTTCTTCTAATGGCTGTGTTGCATTGGGATCTGGTTCTTGCTCTGACCCTTGCAAGGGTTCTTGCGCAGGCTCTGATACCGCAAGCGGTGCAACAGGTTCAATTGTCGAATCAACAATAGTTGAGATATCTGGCACTGGTGTGATTGTGCGAGCCTCAAAATTAACCTCGTACAGGCCAGGGCCATGGGTACCAGGAAAGCCAGGGTATGATCCTGCACTAGGGAAAAAGACAATTTCAGTCATGATTGCATTCCTCACGGATTAACTAATAGGACTGAGTATTGTTGTTTTACAAGTACATAGGTTTTCCATAAAATATAAACTTTACCATTGGCATATCTAACCACACGTGCCTGTTCGGGCTGTTGGTCTTCAAGCAGGCTGTACACGGTCGCAATGGGCTGTGTCGGATTATTTGGCGCTGGGATCTGATAATGACTATGCAAGATTGGCATTAGGATATCCATGGCTGTGAGCATATTGGTCTCTGCTGCTGTGCTATCAGTGTCATACGGCCAACCACTTGTGATGGCAAACACTGGATTGTCTTCAATGCGCCACCCAACGAGGTTTCCCCCACTACCAGCAGGACCGCTCTTTGCTTGCGAGAATGACACTTCACACCAACCAGTAGCATAAGCGCTAGGGTCGAACACATGACCCAATTTAACCAGAGCAAAGAGGGCAGAGCTTGTATTGGGATTCTGTACCCCTTGCAACATGGCAACCAGCCCCTGTGCAATGGTCAATCTCATGCTCGTGTTTGCCATACCATCAATATGCAGCTATGCCATTAATGGCATCCTGCATCTCCTCTTGAAAAATATCCTCAACTTCAGATGAGACCGTCTCGATTGAGTTCTCAGCCCAATAAATTCCCGGATCATCAAGATACGTTCGACCTAGGGAGTCTGTCATACCGCTAAAACCCCAATTGCGACGCCTTGCGTATGGTTGCGTATTGTCCAGATACACCCTATTCCAGTCGAGAATGCCCCATGTGAATGCATTCTCAAGCTGTCCTGTGGGATTTTGAAAGTGATCCCACATGTAACCAACCGCCGTTGTTTCCAGGACCTCCACACTTCGCCACAAGCCTTTAAGCACATGCGTCTTGAACGCCGCCTGATAGTTTTGCAAGCGACTCAACTGTACAAGGCTTACCGGATCAACCTCTGCATGAAGTTCAAATGTACTCAAGGCGTTGCTCCTAAGTACTTCGTGACACGAAATTGGAGAGAGTTAATGCCTACAAACACCGTTGAAAACATTTGATACTTGATCCCGTTCTGATCTACCAGATAATCCGTGCGGATTGGCACGGGACTCATCCATCCAATGGTTTCACAATCATACACATCCACCGGCACCAGCCCTTGCACCTGGAGATCAATGGGCAAATTGACAGGATCAAGCTGCACAGGCAAGTTAGTCGCCACGACCTGCCCATTGACGTGCTGCACACTGACAATGTGCGTTGCAAAAAAGCCCATGCAGCCCTCCAATCAGAAACTTCAGAAACTTTGTGCAATATATGGACTGAGCAAAGCCGATGCCTGCTTAAACAGTAAAGACTCCCCAGATTGATCACCACGTAGCGTAAAGGTCACATTGCGCTTGTTCTGTTGGATACTATCTGCGCCTATTGGGTTCTCTAAAAGCCCTAATGCATCACTGACAAGCAATTTGCACGCCCTGGTGATCGTTTGTGGCAATTGCGCTGCACTATAGCCAGATGTGTACGAGAGCGTAATCCATGCGTTGATCTGTCTATTGAACAATCCCCAGACATAGGGCCCGCCTTGCGGTTGGGTTGAGTTCAAGACGTTGATATTCGGGATATCCACCGTCTTTTGATCACTGTCAATAATCGCTTGTGTTGCATCAATTGACACGCTATAGGTCTGATTGAGCTGCAATGTGATCGTTGAGAGCGATGTAATGGGAAAATGACGCGGCCTGAAATGCAAATTGTACTGGTTGTCAATTGCAGCTCGCATTGTTGGCAACGTCAAGATCTCGCCTGTGTATGCTGTGCTATAGAGCGGCTGGTAGCAAATGTCTTCTACGCGCTGTGAAGCTTCAAAAATGGCTTGCCCCAGACTGCCAAACGTCCCATCGGTTACATATGCCGTGCCTCCTGCATGAGCAAACTGTGTTGCCCCTTGCAGGGGTATGGTGGTTGTGCCTTGAGCAGCTCCACCACTGCCAACCTGCAAGATCTCACTGTTTGGGCCATCCGTGATATAGATGCTATCGTACTGGGCAAGCGCGGTTGCGAGCGCCGCCGTCACCGTGAGCGACGTGGCTCCTTGTGCTGTCGTGGCAATGCGCCCGATATTGCCATACAGCATATTGAGCACAATGCCAGTTGCAGCATTTTTGTACGATAAGCAATCTATGTAACAGTTGGTCATGCACTTCCCACTTGTCTTTAATTAGAATTCTTCAGTCCCGAACAAAAAGCCGTTAATATTGCCTGATGCACTTACATCCATGTATAGCGCATTGTTGGCTGCTGTACTGGTGTAGCCATTGCCAAAGTTGGCCGGATTGACGAGACCTATCCCTGCTGCCATTCCTGGTGTGCGGATGAACTCAGCACTTGAGCCACCGTTACCATCCTCAAAAATGATGTAGCCAGCCACACTGAGCGAAATCGCAAAACCCATGAGATGGAACTTTTTGCCTGATCCTGGCGTCCAAACAGGTTGGGCAGTGCCAGCCGTCACCGCCACATTTTTGATCGATATGAACTTTCCAGGTGTGCGTTGGCGATCAAAACTGCCACCATTGAACAGGTAGTGTGCAGCCGCAACAAGGCCAATAGTAGAGCCATCGCCAACACTACCCGCGTCACGCATACGGTCGATTGTGCCACCTGATGATGTGTTATACAGGCCAATCGCCATTTCAGGCAGATTAGCAGCCGCCACACCATCGGCAGTTGCCATCGTTGTGTTGACGCCGCCAAACTGAGCAACATTGACACCGCCAATCAGATTTGTACCAGCACTGAGCGACACGGGAATACTGGCACCGTTTGTCGATGTGATCGGATTGCCATTCACATCAACGAGATAAAACGGCTGTGCAACTGGTTTTCCGGCTGATTGGAACTCCGCATTTGGTGCTGTTGTTGGTGCTGCCATAACCTCTCCCTTGCAAGGGTTGTGCAGGGGTGAGAGTCTAAACCCTCACCCACAAAAACTTAGCGCCAAATGGCGGTATAATCACCAGCCGTTGTGCCACCTGAGACAATCGTGAGACCAGTGCTAAAAGCAGCCTCATACGTGTACTGATAGCCAGCCGTCACCGTGATGGTGCCAATCTTTGTGCCTGATGCCGCTGTGTTGTCATAGATGGTGAGCGTGTCAGCAGTGCCAGGCGCGTTGATAATGATCGACTTCAACACACCAGGGCCAGTTTTGACGACTGTTGTGGTCTTCGTGGTGATGTTGGTATAGTTGCTTCCTGCAATGCTGACTGAGCCCTGCACACTGACTGCAACTGGCCTGAAGGAGGCCGCCGCCAACGCATAGGGCTCTGACCCTGCGAGGGTTGCCGCTGGCTGCACACTTTTCAATGAGCCGAGGGGCTGATTGAGCGCACCGAAGCTAAACAGGCCGGATGGTGTACCACCACTATTCTGGGTGCTATCCAGAGACCAGAATGTGCCAGATGTAGCACTCACTGCCTGGGCTGCCGTGCCAACTGCCACACCTAGAAATGCAAGCTCATTGGGAACACCAGCGGTGATATTTGGTCCGGTTGGTGTTGCACTTGTGCCAGTGTTCGTGACGGTTTGCCCTAACACACTGCCAGACTGCGCAATGAGTCCACTGACTTCATAGATCTCCATTGCAATCGAGGCAGATGTTGCAGCCACTGTAACAGTGTTTGCGCCGCCTGCAATATTGGTAGCAAAGAAGATGGCAGACTCAAATGTTGTGCTGTTGGCAACGCTCACCGCCTGGGTATAGGTATTGCTATTGGAGTCAGTAACCGTAATGGTGGAGTTGTTGCCAACGCCACACACGACCACAATAGAGTTACCAGCCGTGTTCGCATTGGTAAAAGCCTTGGCAAGTGATGCCACAGAGCCAGTGCTCACCGCATTGGCCTTCTGCACAATCGTTGGCAAATTGACAGGCAAGCCTGTATTTGTCGCTGAGAGAGCGGTTACACTACCTGATGCAGTTGTGACGACCGTTGCAGCGTAGTTCGTGCCCTGGCTATCCGTGCCAAGCGTCGCGCCCTGTTGTGCAACAGTGCCAACTCCAGGCACATAGACACCCTCAGCACGATAGCCCAATGTGTCAAATGGCAACTGCCCATCAGTAGCTTGTCCCATGATGTTTTCTCCTTATGAAGCTACTGCACTAAGCAGTTACAATACCCGTTAGAGCACCCTGGCCTGCCAGATAATTTGACACCATGGTTTCGTTTCCGAACGCGGCATAGAGCCACTGGGTTGGGTGCGACTGGTCGGGCGGATATTCGCGGCTCCACATTTCGCGGTTCACACTGATGCGCAGAGGCGGCTTTTCAATCTCAGCAACAGTAAATGGCAATGTGAGCGAGATCGCAAGGATTGTGCCTTGTGGCAAGTATGGGCACATCACAATATCCATGAGTCTGCCAGTCGTCTGGTTAACCCAGCCCGTAGCACGTCCACCACCGACAAGATTGGAGAGCCCAGATTGTGATGGTGCCGTGTTCACACGGAAGTTGCTGGACTGCATGACAATATTGGAGATCGCTTTGTGATCTTTAATGCCCACTAAGAGACACTCAGGATTGGCGCGACCGTTGAAGTACATCGCTTCAAGCCATGCATCAATGTCAGACTTGGAAAGCGTTCCACCTGCGTCTGCCACACGCTTCACAACAGCAGTCTCGCCACCTTCTCCAACGGTTGAGAGCGTGCCTGCATTCAAGTAAATGAGGGACTGAATACCATCAAAGGTTAATGCTTGGTTTGCAGGTGTGCCACCGCCACCGGATGAGGCAACAACAGCCGTGTTACCAGCGCTGACAACGGTGCTGTAGGCAGTCCCAGAGGTCGCCAGTGTGCCAGTGAGCGTGATGTTCATCCAGCCCTGGCTGTAACCACCTGGATCGTCCAATGCATGAGATCCGGTCTGAGAAGGATAGCTGTTATTGGTCCACAGCGTTGCACTCTGCTTCCACATAGCAGAGTTAGCAGGCTGAGTTGAGCCAGTACCAACATACACGTTGTAGCTCCAACCACCAGTCACACCAGAACCGCCTGCAATCGCATTCGGAATACGCATCAGATTGAAACTGATTGTATTGGTGTTGCCACCTGCACTGACCGTCTGCGATACAGCACCAGGAACGGTAGAACTCGATGGTGGAATGCTCCATGCAAGGGTTTCACCATTGGCGTTATAGGCAGTGACAATAATCCAATATGTGGCATTGGAGAGCTGACCACCGGTTGATGCAGTGCTTGGAGTATTGCCAACCGCTGGGCTCCACATGTTCTGTGCGCTGTTTAAGTACCACATTTCCTGACCAACCATCAGGGAAGGAGCAAGCTTTGCAGCAACCTTTGCACGCACATCGGGCTCAAACATTTTGCCGTAGATTTCGGCCTCATCGGTCACAACGTCAGACCATGCAATCTGTCGCAAGAGGTTTGATTTGTTTGCCCAGACGTACTGTGCTTTTTGTGGGGCTGATTGCTGATTTAAGATAAAGTTTGTGATTGCAGGGCCAGTGCCATTGAACACGCTGGTGATTGCACGCCAATTCTCCACGTCAATGCCAACGCTTGGCGTGCGTGGCAGCATGTTACGAAATGGAGTGTCAAATGGCACAACAAACTTTGCGAGCGGCTCCAGGTAGTAGCCGGTCCAGTCGCTGTTATTGCCAATGTACTGTTGATCGCGGTTGATCTGACCCTGTTGCAACATCTGGATAGTTTCGCTATTCAGTGAGCGATTGACGAACTCTTTGGGCGTGCGAAGGAGGTGCTGATTGATGAACTCATCGCTCATATTGCCGCCTGCTTCATACACGACGCCACGCCTTGCACGAGCCATCATACGAGCCTGATTGAGGAGAACATCACTTTCTCCACCCAATGACTCGTCAATGACACCGGCAATCTCTTTCGTGTTGCCAGTCTCTTTCTTTGCGTCAACTGGCAATTGTGCTTTAATTGCGGATTCTGTTGCCATGTTTCTTTATCCTCTGCGCTGTGCTATGTAGCCAGCGGCAATAGCATCTGCTTGTCTTTCAGGGGTATCAAGCATCCCGGCTTCACTCATGCGAGCAAGTGCGTCATACACAGAGCTACCAGAGCGTGGATGGGCTTGATATGGATCGGTTGCCAGTCGCTTTTCGACTGTTGGGCGAGGCATTGCACCAGCGTTCATAATCGGGGCACCAGGCATGGGCGTGTCTGCAATTCGTCCAACCTGCTCTTTTACCGCTGACAAATCAGCGCGTACTTCAGTCAGGCTTGAAGCATGGGCAGTAGTAGCCGCTTCCACAGCGCGTGTGATCGCACCGGATACAATCGTCTCGATTGATGGGGTTGATGTATGTAAAGAGGCACCACCGTTGACCCTTGCAAGGGTACCGGCTATGCCTTGGAATCTTGCGAAAACAGGTTGAAGCGCGCGCTCAATCATTCCTGAGATTTTGCGCTCCATCTCCTCATCATTTGAGGATTGGTTGTACAGTTCTTGCCAGTCGTGGTCTGGGTCATCGTAGCCACCAAGATCGATGTCACCATCATTGTCAGGGTCAATCATCTTCATGGCGGCACTGCAGTCCTCACAACCACAATTCTGCATTTGACCAACAACTGAGTGCAACGCGTGTCCAATGGATGTGTGCATCTTGCTCTTTGTGTCGGTTGAGACACGCGCACCAGCACGCTCAATCTGTTCGGGCTGTGCAGGTTCTGGGGTCGTCTCTTCCTCTGTCACATCGTCAATGAGATCAGTGAATGAGCCGTCTGCCCTGACCACAGGGCGCATGTCGCAATTAGGAGAGCCAGGCGCATCAACAACGGACAATTCAGCCAAACGATGGTCATAGTACATCGGGACGCGCTTGTTATTGCCACGCTCCACATATTTGACTTTGGCGTCACCAGGAACACCGATAGAGAAGCCTGAAAGTGTGCCGTCTAAGATCTTTTCCCACGTGTCACGAGCACCTTTTGAGATCCTGGCACGCACGTAAATGGCTCTATTGACATCATCAAATTCGACTGCCAGGGCCTTGCCTACGGCCTTGCGTGGATCATGCTGCTCACGAATGTTGCCACGCTTGATCCACTCTTGAAAGGCTTTCTTGCTGCTCTCATACTCAAAGATCGTGCCGTATGAGTCTATGGCCTCGCTTGTGGCCTGCCCTTCCACTATCCACTGGTCTGCATCAGTGCGCACAATCGGGAAGTACATGGACAGGTTTGCAGCAGGGGTTGCAGCAGCAGAGACAGCACGCTCTTCTTTCTTGTCGTCTTTACCCTCATCCTCTTGCCAGGACTCTGGCAGAGTAAAGCCTTTGCGCTTTGCAATGCGGATTGCACGAGCCTTAATTTTGGCCTGCTCAGCTTCAGGAGCGCGACCAATCAGCTTTGCAGCAGCATCAAGATGAGCCTGTGTGTTGATTGGATACTTGTGCTCTTCTGGCCACGCAAAGTCTTCATCATCAATGGCGTCACGCTCAGCTTTAGAGAGTGAGCGTTGTATGCCCAGCTCCTCAGCGCCTTCTGGGAAGATCTCGAATAATTCCATATAACGCTCACTCCTCAATAAAAAAAGCGCCTCCGAACCGCTTACAATGCGATCCAGAGACGCCGAATATATCTATGTTTAAGGCTTTACAGCCCGGATATATCAATCAGTCGTCTTGTAAAAATATGTTGAGCCGTCTAGGTGCTCGGTTATTCCCCTGCTGGGAGCACTCCACGGGACATCTTACGATGTTTCGCTTTCGCTCATCAGCCGAAAATGCAGGGCTAGATGGTCTCTTGCAACGACTCTTGGAGACCCCACGGGATGGGTGTATCCGATTCGAACGGATGGACCCCTTGCCTTTCCCTCATAGCGGTATTTGACTTAGGGTTCTTGCTATGATCACCAATAGGCCTGACTCTGGCAACACCCAATGTGAAAATTGTCGCCTGCACATGGCGAGTGTAGGACGATGTTAAACTGATGAAAACCATGTGCAAGCCATCCACTCACATATAGTATAATCTCAAGTTATTGATTGTGCAATATGTATGACTATAGGTTATCGTTTTCTCGTACTCCACTCCGACCAATGGGGAATTTAAGCTTGTCATAATCTACATCTTGCCCAATTCGATAATACCTTATAGGCTTTTCTCGTTGGATTGTTTGTGAGTAGGACCGTCTACGCCAACGCATAAATACAATCACAAGTGAAGTACTTGCACATAAGGCAAGAACATAGCCAACAGATACAAGCAAATCTATATTCACTCTGCACTCTCTTTCTGCTGTACCATCTGCACAGCTTGCTCGCGTGGCATGCCGTGCATGACGAACCAACCGATCAAGTACGTCCTTGCAAGGGTTATGATCCATGCGAGAACCGTTCTCACAATTGTCCTAATGTTTGTCCAAATGCACGACCAAGCGAGCGTATGCGCTCCGCAGCCTCAAATGCAGTTTCAGGCAACTTCTCATAAGATGACTCAAAGCGATAATTACTGATCAAACCACAACCAACCGCCAAATGCAACCACAGAGTCAATGCTTGACAAACTGCATCGTCTGGATAATTGATCTCCAGCGAGCCAGGAAGTAAAACCCGTCGCAAATAATAACGCTCAATAAGCTCGTGCTGTAGCAGAAGTTGTACAACAGCTTCAGCAAATTGAGTTGTGATAATAAGTTTATTCACAGCACTTGATCCTTCCGTTGCTCCACTTTTTCAACAAGAGCAATTTCTATTGGCTTATCAAGTGAGGCAATAAATCCATCCTGCTCTGGATCTCCATTGAGCGCACTATTGGTTAGATAAAGTGTTTTGCCAACGTCTTGGTAGTACGCTGCTGGGATAGTCACTGGATACCCCCCATAAAGAACATGCCACGCTTTGACATATTCAATGTATTTATGACTCATAATACCTGATCCTCTGGCCATTCCATATCTGGAATACTGCGGACAATCTCTTCAGTTGATTTTGCATATTGGTGCGCAATAGGGTTCATTGTTTCCAGTGCATGCTCCACAAGGTCATAGCCACGACGCGCAATGATTGCTATAACATCATCAATCGCGATATCCATGCGTAAATCATGATCTTCTTCCAGATCAGCAATAACCAGCTTGGCAAAATTCACAAACTGTGTATCTCGTGGGTTCTGATCGCTCACAGCACTTGCTCCTTTGTCTCAACCTTGCGCACAGGTGTACGTTTCCTGGCTTCCAACAACTGCCCAATGCGCTCAAGTTCACGATCCTGAGCGTCCAAATGTTGCATAATCTGCTCAATATCGTGAAAGCTTTTCACAGTTGTATTATACTGCTCTTCTGCTTGTAGTTCGGCCTTGCGCCCTAATATCTGCGTTCCAAGCTGGATAATGCTCAAAGCCACAAGCTGAATAAATGTCTGCGATACCCATTGCACATACTGAAATGGTGTTGCATTCAGGCCAGGAAAGCCAATAAGGGCAAGGATCATGAAGAGATACGCCGCCCACATTGAGCCCAGGGCACGCGTGATTGCAACTGCAATGCGATCATTGAAGCTCTGCTGCTCTTCTTTTTGGGCTTGATTGACGTTTTTAGGGGTATGAGGATGTGGGGTATGTTTGTATAAGCTCATATTACTGTGCCCTTTTCTGAGATCCAATCACTTAACCGCTGTAGCACGTCATCAGACGTGTGCCCGTCCCATGCAGGGGCCTTCTCAAGACACCGTATACCAATATCATCCAATAGAGTAGCATAATCAGCGCTCAGGTGATACGTGATATCACCAGTAGTAAGATGTATACCAGCAATAATCCAGCCATCCCACTCAGTCCCGTCTGCATGCTTGCGAGACCACCAAGATATCCCATACAACTCTTTCATCAGTGCGATAAACAGCAGGATACGATGCTTGTATAGCTCATCGAAGGTGTGGTATCCATCGCTGACTTGACTTATGTCGTCATATGCAATAACACCTGTTGTTTTGCTGCTGTCGCTAAGATAGATCGTCATGCTTTGCGCTCCTCATCAATCCAAGTGATCTCACAGTTAAAGTGATGGTTAATAAACTCGTTCCAACTGTAGAATATGCCATTGCAATGTCTGGAATCGGATTGGAGCAAGCAATGAGGAGAATTCGTATCAAGATCAACACAACCATCTTTCCACTTCACACCCTCTGTACCATCACTCATGACAAAACGGCGTGCCTTACATTCTGGCTTGTCTGCTTGCTCTGAAGTGCCAACCCACTTTACGAGGCAATCTCGTGAGCAGAAATGCTGATCATCATGCATACTCACAGCAAGCGTTACCCATTCTTCAGGCAAAGCTTTTTCATACGGTCGTTGGTAAAATGGATGTGTCTTATCACACATCTCACACTTAATATAGTGTTTTATGCTCATGATACGCTACTCATTGCGCGCTATGGCAGCATTTGCCCAGAACACCACTTCTTCCAGTTTCGTGAGAGCCAACGACTGCTCTCTTGATACAGGTGTCTCTTCTACAATGAGCATTGCCAACTCTTTGGCTTCGTTGCGAATCACCTCATAGCGTTGTGGTTGCCCAGGTTTCGGTGCATGATAGGTGAAATTATTCTCAATTCGTTGCTTTTGTTCTTCAGACATTATAAGACCTATACCTTTCGCTTCTTTCTTTTCTCATCATTTCAGCTACAGCCAATTTCATAGACTCTAGCAAATTTGCTCTACACTCTGAGCACACTTTGAAGTAAAAAGTGGCGCCACAAACCGTTAGTCCTACAGGGTCAGTGGCAGTATTAGAGCATACATCAATTTTCTTGTCACATGCAGCCTCCATATATTCGGCAATTTGACATGTTTCTGTTGGAGTATCCATTATTCTCCTTCAACGATGTATAATAATTGAGACCGGGGTGTGGAGTGCCCTGCTAGCGTGGTGAGTCGCGATATATCCGCAACAGCAGCCCCTGATGCAACAATGTTGCGCACTCCAACTATTCTCCTTCATCTACAGGGGCCAAATTGCATTTGCAGCGCGGGTGCAAGGGAGGCGATGAAATACCACCTAAAAACTCGCCACCATCTGCATCAATAGCCCCTTGCTCTGCCAGTTCACGACACATTGCACACGCATCGGGCTCTGCAATCCAACGCACGCGCTGCACACCGCCATCTTTGAGCGTGCCCAGGACTGCACTCTCAATAGCGCCTGTGATCTCTGTCTCTGCTACAAGTTCTGGCAATTCATCGATGAGATCATTGATGGTCTCGTCCACAACATCAGACGGGCTGGACTGCTCACCATCCTCATCCTGCTCTTTACCCAGGGCCTTCTGGATGGATTCACTCACATGATCGATAATGCCAGACACAATATTCTTCGCCTGCTTGAAGAGATTGCGATAACTGCCTATCACAAACGCTCTATTCAGCTTTTTCAACATCACTTGTGCGTGTGCAGTGCCAATTGCCTGAGCCTCTTGCAACAGAGCTTGTACGTCCTCAACAAGCTCATCCTGAATAGCTTGTAGCACAGTAAAGTATGGCGCGTGGATTGAGCGCGAGCCAGCGGCTATGAACGTTTTGAGCCGGTTGGCAAAGCGTTTCTCCAGATTAAGCTGCTTTTTGTCTGGTGCTCTCCATTGCTTTGCCCCACTTGGGGCACTGCGAAAAAACTTACATCCCCTTCTTGAGCTCGCTTGAAGACTGCTCGCACGTCGTCGGCATTTGTGCAGCGTGCCAGGGCCTCTGTGATCTGGGCATGCTCGCGAGCATCGATGGCATCAGAGGCAAACGAGCGGATGGGCTTTCCAGATTTGATGTCTTTGAGCGCAATGTCTCGCCAACGTCTAAAGTCTGCTCGTTGCTGAGCCTTGGTATCATGCGTCTCAGTGGAGAAGGAGGAAGCATCATAGCCATTGCCAGATCTACTTGTTTCTGGTCTGGCTTTGTCTCCAGCCATTTCTCGAACACTGTCACTACTTCTTGCTGGAGTTTTATATTGCGAAGTATCTCCAGCAGATTGAGTGATGGCATCCTTTCTGCCATTGCCACTACTTCTTTCCTGAGCTCCTCCATTGTCATCGTCTGAAGTATCTTTTTTGTCATTTTTCCCATGAGATGCAGCTTTATTTGCTGATCCCTTTGGTTGCGACGCTGTATTCGTCTTGCTTTGACTTTGCGTATCTTCAGCATCATCTTCTCCTTCTTCATCGTCTTGCCCTGGCTCTGCTTGCTGCCCACCTGGATTTTGTGCAGCAAGTTGAAAGCCTGCCAATTGTGCTTGCTGCTGTGCATTGCGCATCTCGTCGCTTGCCATATCGTCAAGGAAGATTGGCCCTGACTTGGTTATTATCACGCGGCCAATATGTGGCGCATCGGGATCTTCAGGCAATTTCATAAGCTTGGCAGCATTGGTCAATCCCAGAATGCCACTATTGGTCAATGTGCTATATGCACTGGCCAGCGCACCAATATCCTCACTTTCTTCAAATCCGCCAAAGCTCACCATCAACTTATTGCCCTGCAAGCTCGGATCAAAGTCATTCGCCATGATGTCAGTGAGGATAGCACCGTAGACGAGGGCCAATGGGCCAATGGTACGACGATACAACACGTTCTGCTGTGAGTCGCCACTGCTCTTGTGGATATCACCAGTGAAGCTAATATCCTGCATCGACATGCCATAACAGCCAGTGGTGATATTCAAGAGGAACATGTCAAAGTCGGTCAGGATCTCGCCATTGTCCAGGCGTTGAAACCGCATGCCGGGTTGGGTGAATTTGACACGCACTTGCTGCTGTGGATTGCCTGCTATGAGCGCATTCCAGGATTGTTCGTATGCGTCGATGAGGTCAGGCGTCCAGTTGCTGCTCTCTGGCACCTCCATAATGCCGCTGGGCATATTGCCTTCCGTGAACATGGCTAAGTCTCTGCGTTTTTTTCTGAGCGCCTGATTGACTTCCATGATGACACGCTCAACACGTGATTGCCCATAGGGGCTGTCAGCAGCAGGCGACTCCTGGTAGTGGATCATTTGCTCAAGTGTGTACTGCATCCCAGGAATGCCCCAGGGATATTGCTGAAAGGCATACGGCTCTGGGTCGCTTGGCAGTGGAATATCACCCCAATCATTGAGCAAAGGCTTCATGGTGTCGCCTGCCACCACGTGCAAGCCGAGCAACTTACCACCCCTGGTTTTATTTTTGTAGAGATACAATTCATCGATTTGTGTTTGTTCACGCAGTGCCATGCGGAGCCATGTGTGGATGTCGCGGCGTCCATCTGGTTTTTCAAACCAGTTCTTGAAGAAACTGATTTCTTTCTGAAAGTTCTTCTCTTCCGCACCTTGCGCGACACACTCAGGACGTAGCGAGATCTTCAACTGCATGCGAGGCACCATATCAAACCATGCACGCTCGCACAATGTGATGCCACTGTATAACTTGGCAAGGTTGCGCAATTGCTGAAACGAGGGGATATCGGGCTTGCCCTGCGAACGGTCAATTCCGAATGTGTTCGCTGCAATCTGGAACGGATACTGGACTGGAAAGCCCTGCTTATTCACAATGGATTGAGGTGCAAGCGGAGTGCCAGGGCTGAATGCTGTGGAGTTTTGAGTAGGAATATTGGCCTTGCTCCCATAGAAGGTTTGGCCAAGAATCGATTGCAACATGTGTGCAGGTACATACATCGTAGCGCCGCCCGGCATGTTTTGCCCTGGTGTGGCGCGTTGTAATGCCTTTCTGTGGCGGTGCTTTGACATAGTGTTATTTCCTCACTTCTAACCCTTGCAAGGGTTCATGCTTTACCAGTTTCCAATCAATTTCTCATCAAC